TTTTTTAATTGTTTTGTGAATAGTGTCCAGACCGAGTCCGGTGTTTTCTTTTATTTCGCGGTACGTCATTCCGTAAAGGTGCATCTTTGTGACTTCTTTGATGAATAGTTCTTGATCGTCTTTTGGCATTGAATTCAAGAATGAATGAATCAGTTCTTGATATTTGTTCGGAACGTCTTCAAGTTGTTCATCAGCCAATTCCGTCAATTCATTTGCCGGGAATCTAAATTGACGATTGAATTCCGAGTCTCGCCAGTTCCATTGATTCCAAGCGAACCGAGCGAACATCTTTGGTAAGACATCCGCTTCAAGTTCGTACTTGTGTAGTAAGATGAACACGTTTGAAACCAAATCGCGATGCAATTCATGATTGTTTGTTATTTTCTTTGCGATTTTATAAGCTTCTTCGTGCCAAAACATTTGGCTAATTTATAAAAAATTTAAACCATTTGATAAAAAACTTTTGACCGACCGGCTTTTTATTTACAAAGCGATGCAACATCGCATAAGAAACGCCCATGTCTTCGGATAAATTAGAAAGATTGTATCGCTTTGTAATTTTGTCCTTTGTCATCTTCAGCATGAAATCAATTAAGGTTTCATCATTAGAAAGGTAGATCGTCATCGATTTCATGCAGCGCTTCGGTTTTAGTTGATTGATCAATCTTAATGTTCCATCCTTCAAGTCGTGTGAAATACTTTCCATTCCACTCACGGCCACGAATATTGAATCCGATTTGAGTCTGGTCACCAACTCTGCAATGATCAAGCAAGTCACATTTGTCTTGCGTAAATTCAAGCATGATTTGTTCTGGATATTTGTCACCGCTTTCGATTACGATTTCGCGCTTTGCAAATTTATCCGTGATTTGTACTTTGTCACCAACTGTGACAACCTTTCCTTCAATAGTGTAATTCATTTTCTTTTTCTTTTAGTAAAGTATTCATGCAACCCAAAGCCGAGCGCGAGCCATCCGACAACCATTGCCGGAATCATTAAAATTGTCAAGATAATGTTCATGATTTTAAATTTAATTGATTAATATATTGTGCGTAATATTCATTTGCAAAAATTAATTTTTCCCGAATCAATTCTTCTTTTTCAAGGTCACGTTCGTAAATTACCGAAGTGATTCGCTTTTCCGGTGCGATGTGATCAACGCGATGAAGGTCGATTTGTTCCCATTGCGACAAGAATTCATCTTTCGTTGTGACCATACAAAAAACAAGTTCGAAGATCTCTCGTTCGTATAACATTAGATATGCGCGACCTTGCCATTCATATTCGTTGTCATGCGCTTCGCCTGGCGTTGCCGGCCACGTTTCAAGATTCCAAGATGTTTTGATATCGATTACACGGTCATCAATCAGGATGTCACATTCGCCGGTTAGATATTCGTCTTCGATTCGGACATCGTTCTTTTTATAATTAGTGAACCGAACGGCATTCAACAAATCGATTGAATCTTGTTCTTGATCCTTTCCCTTGTTGATGTACTTGTTGTCAAGTTCAACCCGGTAACCAAAGAAATCTTGTTTCGCCACCTGGCGAATATACGTTTTCGCGCCTTGACTCAAATTCTCGCCTTTTGATTTCGGCGTTGTCATAAGTTTTCCCAATGACGAAGGATGCCATTTCATAACATTATTGCTTTAAGTTGTAATTCCGTCAATGCATAAGTTGATTGAAGTTGTTCAACGGTGAATTCATTTTTCGATATTGCAAGCAAAGCTTTTTCGAATCGGTCATTTGTGATTGCCGGTTTTCCTTTTGGCGCTGCTGCTGCGGTTTGTCCGTCGTCATCAATAGATTGCAAGGCAAGCATTGATTGAAGCGTTCCACGACGAAAATAAGTAATCGCGGAAAGTATCTTTTGCGGATCGGTAATCATTGGCAAGCGCATCCAAGATTCAACCATTTCACCGGTTTCGATGTCAACGATTTGAGTCATGACAACATCGTCTTTGATTGGTTGTAAAAGAACAAGACCATTTTCCCAAAGAACTGGTTCAACCGTTTCAAGCAAAGCATTGATGTCGGAATAATTCTTTTTGAAATGTGGATTCGTTGCGTTCTTTGCAACCTTTCCAATTGATTGTTTCGCGCAATGTAATCGCGCATAGATTCCAATCGGTTTGATTGGTTTTGCCGGTGCTTTGACTGGCGTTTGTTTTGCATCCATAGTTTATAATTTAGTTTATTTTTACAAATATAATTAAAACTTTTGTATTAATAACAATTAATCAAGATTAATTTCATTTTCTTGTAAAATTTCAAAAAACTTTTCACGAATTCTTTCAACCATTTCAAACTGGTTTTCTTTCAGTTCTTCGTATTTCCAAATTGCTCGAAGTTCATCTTTGATTTCGGTCAAGGCGTGCCACATTTTCATTGACTTGACTGCGTTGTCAAATTCAAATTGATCGTCTGGTAAATTGTATTCGATTATTGCTTTCATATTTTAGTTATTTATGGTGATTAATACTTAATTTTCATACTTTGCGCAAGTTTATAATTCGCCAAATGTCTTTTTATTTTTCAGTTTTGGCGAAATATATCATTTTGATTCAAGACATGTGGCAACTTTTACCCCTTGTCCTTAATCGATTTGTCATTTCTTGTCAAGACAAAATTTGTCAAACCATTCAAGGAACGAATCAAAATCTTTTGCGATGAAATACGTTCCGCCTGATCGTTCAATCATTTCTTGATAGTTCTTTTGCGCTTCGGACTGGCGATCCTTTCCGATCTTGACTTCAATCTTTACCGAACGGCCGTAAATGGTTGCCGAAATGTCGGCGCTGCCAGGTGTTCCAGTTCCTTTCGTCCAAGTTCCTTCGGTGAAAGTGCCGTCGGTTCGTCGTGACCTTCGAAAGACACCCATTGTGTTGATTCGTTCAGCTTGGAATCCGTCGAAATTAAGAAAGTCACAAATACATTTCGTCAATCCATTGGCGGTCTTGTCGGTGTAAGCCGTCAATGGAATGATGTGACCAGGTGCGGACGGATAACGATAAGACATGTATTTAAATTCAACCGCCTTCAATCTTGTTTTTGATTCTTTGTTCATGATAATTGATTATTTAAAATAACAAACGTGTCGCATTTATACTCGAAGCTTCCGTTCTTTTCACCTTTCAATCTTAATTGCCGAATCTTTTTAAATCGTTCCTTTGAAACATAACCTTTTATAAATGCCGTTGAATGATTTGAATCAACATCGACAAATAAATAATAGTCGCAATCTTGTTCAGCGTTAAATAACGAAACATTGCATTCGTAATGCTCTTTTGGCGGTGTGTTGCATTCCATTGTTTTGACTTCAATTTTAGATCCGTCAATCAACAAATCAAAGTTAAAATCGCCGGAATGAATGACAAGCTTGTCTTGTTGTTTGTAATAATCAAAGGCGACAATTTCGCCAATCGCGCCGGTTAAATTTCCTTCGCCGGACTTGATTGAATTTTTTAATGCGTTGAACGAATACAATTTTTTTGCTCGTTCGATTTGTCCTGGTGTAATTTCTAATTTTATCATTTTTATTTTATTTATAATTATCCAAATAGTATTCGACACATAACAAAGTATATTCTTTTTTATCTTCAAATGATAAATTCTTAATTTTTTCCCAATACTTTTTAGTTCTTATATTTTTCCAATCAAGGTTTGTAAAATTTATAGTAAGGTTAAATAATTTTTTGTGACTTTCTGGTTGTCCATGTTTTATTTGTCTATCAAAATTTTTATTCACCAAATTAATTATTTCTTTTTCACTCATATTTTCTTTGCTTTATCGTTCATTTCGTCCCAAATATCGCCTTCATTTGTGACCGAATCGAATTCAGTTAATTGAAAATATCTTCCTCGATGATCGCGATCTTTAATTAATTTCATTTGTTTAAATTTAGCATATTCACCAATCCATTTCAAATATCTTCGCGATTCCAAATCTTTCCATCCGTTTGTTTCTTGTTGGAACAATTGGATTGAAGCGTTGTTAAAATGAAGAACATTGGATTCAATGTGTCCGTCGTTCACGAAGTCAAAGAAGTCTTTCGATGTCGCCTGAATGAATCGTTTCGAATCGGCGTTAATTGAAATCGATTGTTTCAATCCATACTTTAAGAACTTTTGAAGATTCCGGATCATGTAATTGTCAAATCGTGACCAGTCATCAACCGACCATGAATCAAACAACAAACGGCCGTAAAGTTCAAGCGGTGATTTCTTCGCATTAAAGTATTGAAAGAATTCAAGTTCATGCCGTCTTCGGTCGTGACTTGATCCAGCGCCGGCAATGACATAATTCGTCGTGATAATTATTTTCGGACTTCGCTCAAATGGAATGAAAATTTCATCTTTGTTTTTTCGGTTGACGGTTATTCCTTCCGAAATCAAAGAAAACAATTGTTCAAAATCAAAGTTCTTTTTCACGTCGTCAAACGCCAAAACTTGTGTGTCTAAATTGACGCGCTGATAAACGAAGTCACCTTTTGAATTGAAAGCTTTGCCGTCAATCTTTACAATTTTACGAATATAAGACAAGGCCGTCAACATCAATGACTTTCCAGAACCGCCATTTGCGTTGTCGTCGATTTCTTGGTCATTAAAAATGATTGCCTTTTGGTCGGTCTTGTCCTTGAACGTGTGCAATAAATAACCGAGTGTTGATTCAAGCGCAGTTATTCGCTCGGAATTTTCAGCCGATACCTTAGAAATTAAATCTTGAAAGTCATTTTTATATTCGTCAACTGGAATGAAGTCCCTTTCCAGAATTTGATTTTCCCAAATATATCCTTCGACATCAATATAAGATTGAAGAACGACGGAATTCTTTGTCACTTTTGCGACGCCATTTCGAAACGGAATCAATGAAACATCTTTCGTGTCTTGCAGCATCTTCAATCCAATCGAATCAATCATGTTCAAATGATTTTCATTGAACAAATAAGTTGATTTTGAACAATAGTTCCAAACTTTTATTTCACCGCGCGACATCAAGAATTGAAGAACGAAATCTTTTATTTGATCGGCGGATGAAAGACGAACTTTGTTTTCTTGAACTCTAACGAATGTTGGTTTTTCAGCATTTTCCGGATAATATTTATTGAATCCATTCTTGACAAGAAATTCCGCGTATTTCAAGGGTTCAATTGTAATTGATTCACCGGTCTTTTTTTGTTCAATGATCCAAAAAATATCTTCGGAAGTTGCAAGATCCGTTTTAATATCGTCGATGACATCTTCGTCAACGTTTAATTGCTTTTTAATGTCGCGTAAATTTACGCCTTGTTTCAATTTTAATTTAACCTTTTGAACCAAATCGACATTCTCAAAATATTTTATTCCTGGCGATGCTTTTTTGTAAGCGCTTTTAATGGTCAAGATTAATTCGGACAAAGTGAACGATTTCGAAATGAAATTCGCCTTCAAATAATATTCGGCAGTATCTTTTGAAATATTGTATTCGCAAAAGCAAGCGGCCACCTTAAAAATATAAGCGTTTCTTGATCCTTCAATAAATGAACAACCGAAATCAAATTTCATGATTCGATCAATGATTTTATCTTCGTCCGTCAATATACATGTTGGCGCTTTTTCCGTGAAATCAAATCCTTTTTCTTGTTCAATGTCGGTGAATTCTTGACAAAATTCGTTGATGTAAGCTGCCGGATCAAATGATTCAAAACATACCCTTGAAACGTTGCATGAAGTTTTATCAAAGTAATCACTTTGTATGTACTTTTCGAAAGCTTGAAATCTTCGTTTGTGTTCGTCCTTCGTTGATTTTGGTATCTTTATGACAACCTTCAATCCTTTGCCACCTGGCGAAGTGAATACTAAATAAACAAACGGACAATTTTCCAATCTTTGCCGTTCTTCATTCATTGTTTTGTCGTCCGGATAATCGTCGAAGTCCAAAACACAAAGTCCAGAATGTTCAACCAATCCATTATCGTTTCTTTCGTTGAATGTTCCGTTGAACATTATCGCCAAAAGTGAATTTTTCAACGCGCGATGTTCTTCGGAATTTTCATCCATTGCACGAAGTCGGTCAATCTTTTTATTAAGATCGGAATAACCGTTCTTTATTCGTTCATAAACATCAAGAATCGTCAAAGTGTATGGCGTTTCTTTGCTATTAAATAAACTTTTAAAGACGGAAAGTTTTGGAATGTTCATTTTTAGTCAATTAAAAAAAGCCAAAAACCTTTCGCGGATGCAGTCGCTACTCGGTTAATGGCCTTAAAAAATTTTGTTTGCTGCATCTATTTTGTAAAAGTAATAATTTTTTTATATAAATCGTAATTTTTTGCAAATATGTTCAAAACGTGACGATGTTGTTTGTTTCGTGACAATGATTTGCGTATCGTCACGTTTATCGTCACGGCTTAAAATCAATGTGGCATTGTCTTTCCGACCGAGCGTGACGATGTGACGATAAATTTCAAAAAAATTGAGATAAAAAACGTCTTTTTCATTTTTACTACAATCTCTCATTGTTTTCTTATCGTCACCGTCACGCTTTGACCTTGTTTTGTGACTGGCATTGCCTTTCAACCCGTGACGTATGGTCGCTTTATCGTCACGCATCGTCACGTTTATATTGATTGTGTTGCAATCGTGTCTTAATTTGGCTTAATTGGTGCATATTTTTACAATTTAAAACGTCTTCAATCAAATTTCTTTCCTTGAAAATGATTCTTTTGTCTTTGAATTCCAAATACAAATCTTTTGTTGCTAAAAAATAAAGTTCATCATTTTGCTTTTCGAAGATTTCCGCTTGTCCGATTCCATGCAAAATGGTTGCATGATGAATTCCAAACATTTCCGATATTTCACGAAACAAAAATTTGTTCTTTCGCAGCCAAATAAACAAGAACCAACGACGATAAACCTTGTTTGGTTTCTTTGATCTCTCGTTCAATTGTTCGTTTTCGATTATTTCTTTAATTCTTTCAATCATAACGTTTCAACTTTAAGAATTAATCTTGGCCACATTGACATTAATTGGATTGCGTGTTCCTTATCGTAAGCTTCCAGGATTCGGATTCCGATGCGCTTTTTTCCGCTTTCGAAATAATTAAATGTGACTTTGTATCTTTTCATTTTATTAAATATTTGTTATTATTTTTTTCTAATTTATAGCCGATTTTTTCGTACATTTTTAAATAACGATAAACGGATCTTTTACTTATTCCAAGATAGCGCGCCATTGAATTGATGGGTCGCGGTTTGATTTGTAGAAATTGCATAAGCTTGATTATTCGCATCATTTTAAATTGGTTCATGGACTTTCGATTGTATAATTTTCGTAAACAAATATCTTATCTTTTAGCAATTTATTTTCCTCAACAACTTTTAAATATTTTTTGCTATTTTGGAATAACAAAGCGCCGATAAAAATTCCAATTGTTAAACTGATTATTATTTTTTTCATTTGTCCTGGTCTTTAAAATGTGAATTCTTGTTGATCAACTGGAACGTTCAAATCTTGATGTTCCAAATAATCAAGGTAAAGTTCAAGATTGAAGCTGCCACCTTTGTCGCCTTCGGAACTTTGTTCGCGCCACCAGTTCATTTTTCGTTTCAATGAAAAGGTTGTTTGTGTGAATTCGTTTTCTTGTGTCTTAATTAGTTGTTTCATAATGGTTATAATTTAGTAAGTAAACTTTTGGTGAAATTTCTTCGCAATGTGTTAAATTCATATCTTCAAAATTTCGATTGAAATCTTCAAGTTGCAATTTAAAAGTGTGATATTGGTCAACTTCAATGTTGATGCCGGTCAAAATGACAATGTTGATTCTGGATAATTCTTTCATTTTTTGACAAGCTTGGTCAAAATCAAAACAGTTGTCCAAAACGGCGAACGCGCAAACGGTGTCAAATGATTTTGGTTCGAATGTTGATTCTTCAATGTTCATCAAAATTGAATCGGTATTTTTAACCGGAATAGCATCGATTCCAGTGTAATGAATTCCGTTTGGAATAAAATTTCGAAGCGCTTGCGATCCGCAACCAACATCAAGAATCGAATTTCCGTAACCGCATTTTTCTAAATGGTCGCCGAAATTTCTAATTGATTGATCCAATTTAATATTGTCATCTAAATTTTTCCGCAATGCTCGCCTTTTCTGCAAGTTTTCCGTTGCCTTATTCCATTGTTGTTTTGTAACTTTCATTTTTTTATTTTTAGTTTTCATTAAAATATTCGTCGTCAAGTTCTCGACTTTCCAACCATTCATCCAATCCATAATTGTTGACATCTTCAAGAACAACATCTTCGATTGCTGATTTCACTTCGCGCATTTCTTCGTTGCTCGGAAAGTACGGATGACAAAATCCGTTGATCCATTGTTCGCAATTTTCGGCGTAAACTTCAATTTTTGTTTCTTGCGTTTCTTGATTGTGACTGGCAAATTCCCAGGTGAAAAAAAGACAAAATTCAATCTTGTCAATTTCATAATATAAGGAAAGATTATTTTGATCAATCCATTCTAATTCTTCGATGTTCATAATTTAGTTTTTATAAATGTTAAACGCGTTTTCGATTTCTTTCAAATTTTCATCCTGGATAAATGTCGCCATTGTTTGAATGATCAAATGTAATTGGTAAGTTGTCAAGGAATTTTCCTCTTGTTGCTTTTCTAAAAAGTCAAGCGTTGCGATGAAGTCTTTCATAATGAATTGATTTGATAAATTGGTAATTTTTTAACGCTTTCGTAAATTCTTCCTTTGTGAGTAAATTGAACATAAAACAATTTCCACATCAATCCGTCAAAAATAGTGTATTCAATCCCACCCAATTTTTGAATTTCGAGTAATGTTTTTTTGTATTTTACATTTGAAACATCAAGCGGTTTATTTGCCATTGCCATTTTTTTGTTTTCTAATCTTTTAGAAATAAGTCCAGTTGTACGGTTGTTTAAGTTTTTCATGTTGTTTCTTTTTAGATTTTATTATTATAAATATTGCACATTTCAATAAATCTTTTTCTTGGTAACTTTCTAAATTGCTCGTAAGTTAAACCATTTGCTTCGGCGATCAAGACCATTTTTGCTTTTAATTCTTCAATAGTTTTCATATTTTTTCCGTTTTGATATAGACAAATCTACGGCGGTAATTTCATATATGCAAATAAATATCAACATTTTTTTTAATTAATCAACTATCAATAATGATTCTAAATAAGGAACAAGGGTAAAAAATGGACATGATAAGCGTTCATGTAT